AGTCGTCCCAGAATCTGGGCTGTCCAAGCGGAGGAATGGCTGATTATACAAGATAACGAGTCCCTCCCGCTGATTTACAATGGAGTCAGTCTTCGTCGGTCGATCCCAGAGAGTGAGGGCGGCGACGAGATCCCTGTAGGTTCTGTGATGGAATACAACAAAGGTCGCATTTGGCTCGCTCTGCCCGACGGGCAATCATTCATAGCGGGTGACCTCGCTTATAGCATCACCCAGACGACGAAGGATATCCTGTCTTTCACAGAGAACGTGTTTCTTAATGGCGGTGGGACATTTACGATCCCGTCTAATGCCGGTGAGATAAGAGCTATGCGCTCTATCGCGATTCAAGATACCACGACCGCGCAGGGTCCGCTTCAGATTTTCACGACGAGAGGAGTCGTCTCGGTCGATGCGCCTTACGACAGAGAGCAATGGCAGAATACGGTCAATCCGATTCAGACAATTTCAGTTCTCGCAGCGGGGTCTCAAAGCCAGGACGCGACGGTCAATGTGAACGGGGACATCTGGTTTCGATCGGAGGATGGCATTCGTTCATTCTCGATCGCTCGTCGTGACCACGGCACCTGGGTGAACACTCCGCTTTCGACTGAAATATCACGCGTTTTAGACCGAGATAATCCAGAAGAGCTTTACGTCGGATCTTCTGTGCTATTCGCTAATCGGCTACTGACAACTGCGGCGAGCAGCAAATATCAGACATCCTCGAATGTCCAGAAGGGCATAATCCACAAAGGATTGTCAGTGTTAGATTTTCATCCTGTTTCCGGCATGTTCAATCGATCGAGCCCTAACTGGGATGGAATGTGGACTGGGTTGGATATTTTCCAGATTCTTGTTCAGCCCGAAGCAGATCGCTGCTTCCTCTTTGTGCTTGGCGATGACGACGATATTGAACTTTACGAGTTAACGAAGACGGAGAAATTTGACAACGGCGATAATCCGATCTCTTGGGCTATCGAAACGCCTAGCTATGGCTTCGATGACAACGGTTGGAATCTCAAACAGCTTCGAACCGCGTCGGTGTGGTATGACCGTATCACGGGAAATGTTTCACTCACGACAAAGTTTCGGCCCGACGATGAACCGGTCTGGCAAGCTCATCACACCTGGCAGGAGTGTCAGACTTACGAGGGCTGTGAGCTAGACGCTTGCGGCGTTCCTGCCTACTACAACGAATCATATCGATCACGGGTTCTGCTGCCGACATTTAGTTCAACCTGTGACACGACGACCGGAACACCTTTCAACGAGGGGTATAATTTCGCGCTGCGTCTCGAAGTCAATGGCTTTTGCAGGTTAAAGAGACTTCGCTTAGAAGCTCAACATATGCCAGAACAATTCGAAGGGGATTGCCCCCCAGCCGTGTGCGATTCAACAGACTCAGTGACGGGATGCCCTGAAGACGATTTCAACTACACGACCACGACTTGATTATGCCCGACGCGACTCTCAAACTGATCCCAGGCACGCTGACGAACACTTGCTATCCTAGCGATCCGCAGGACTTAAACAGTGACATCATCAGCAAAGCATCGGTCTCATTGTCCTCCTCGTCGTTCACGATCATCGTGACATCAGCGACGGTCCCGGCGCTAACGGACAGAGATAAGTTGTGGTATAACACTAATGATAATCGAATTTACGCGTGGACCGGAGGAGCCTGGTTGCATAAGCACCCTTACGACCCTGCCTCTCTCGTTCGTCAGTGGTGGACCGGCACTCTTGTCCAGCTTCAGACTTTCGATGGAGGAGACGTGGCGGCAGCGGGATCTGCTTCAGGGCCGATGTGGGAAGAGGACACGGACTACCAGGGACGTTTAGCCCTTCATGCGGGGACGCTCCCGACGTCCGGCTCTTCGGTCACTATAGGCGACGAAGGCGGACTTGATCAGATCACTCTCACATCGGAGAACACACCGGAGCATACACACGACGGAAAGGGTTACGTCCGTATCGCTAACGGTAACCAGTCCTCCGATCCGTCAGGTCTCACTGACGACGGGTTTCACGAGAACAGCGCACATACTCACGGGTCCGAGACGAATGCGTTTGATGAAATTGGCATTCGAACGACGACTATCAACGAAACTCACGGTGAAGCGTTTGATAGCTTAAATCCATACCGTGCGGGTATTTGGATTAAACGGACGAGCCGAGAATACTATAAGGCATCATGAGCTTTTTAACTTTAGGCGAAGCAAAAGAGACGATAGCTACAGCCGTCGGGATGTGCTCGACTGATAGTCGTATTGTATCTCTCATTAATCAGGCGCAAGAGCGGTTACTCAATCGGGAGAATCTTCCGGTCGGAGCTTTGTCCCGTTATCGATTCTGCGTCAACGAGAGCTGTATTGTCTTGCCGCGTGAGATCCGCACTGTTGAGAGATTTGCAATCTGCGAGACTCCTGGCGAGGTCTATCCGCAATGGCACGAGTTCCTCGGCAATGGGACACATCTTTATGACGAGGACGATACTCCCGCGAGAATGATGACCGATCACGGCAGAGTCGCGACCTTCAATAGTGTGGACCCAGGACAGTCAGTCACCTCTATCCCGGTATCAGGCGGCGGGTCCGGCTATACATCAGCGCCGACGGTCGTGATCACCAACGATAGTGACGACACAACAGGAGCGGGAGCCACTGCAACTGCAACGATTTCGGCGGGTGCTGTTACTGGGGTTACGGTCACGAATTCCGGTAGCGGCTATACAGATGAACCTACGATTAGTTTCACAGGAGGCGGGGGAGCAGGAGCCACTGCTACTTCGACCATAGGTTTCAACCGCAAGATTCGATTGCTGTCGTCTGTTGTGAACGGGTCTCCTACCGATGTCGGCAAAGTCGTGACGATCTTCGGCTATGACGAAAATGGACAATGGATAAGGTCTAACACAGGAAGTGCATGGATCGATGGAGAGCAAGTGACCCTGGCCGCGACTGCGGTCAACACGACGAATACTTTCACAGCCGTGACGAGGGTCATCAAGCCGCTCACTGAAGGGCGAGTCGATATGTGGACATGGGACTCGACAGCTTCGATCGAGCAGCGACAGCTTGGGGCATACCAACCATCAGAGAAGATACCGACTTATCGTCGAATGTTTATCCCAGGCATACAGAACTTCGGGTCATGCTCTACCGGTTGCACTGACAAATCGGTGACGGTCCTGGCGAGACTTCGGCATGTGCCTGTATCCGTTGACAACGACTTCTTGGTATTGGATAATCTGGGAGCCCTCAAGACGATGGTGATGTCCATACGGCGAGAGGATCAGAATCGTCTGGACGAAGCGGAGTATTTCGAACGAAAAGCATTGCGAGAAATTGAAGGTGAACTCGCAGCGCACACTGGCGACGGTTCCACAGTCGAGATCCGTCATGCAGGGAGCGATGTGGCAGGGGCGAACGTATTTAATGTGATCTAGTTATGCCTGTAGGATTTGGAGCAATGATGGGTCTTTCGGCCCTTGGATCGATCGGAGGATCTGCGCTTGGCGGTCTCATCGGAGGCGGGGACAAACCAAAAGTCCCTCAACTTCCAACGATCGACCCTGGCGATATTCAGAAGACGACTGCTGAAGACAATCTCCGTAATTTGTCGCGCTTCGAAGAATTAGGACGAGCTGTCAACGAGGCGAATGTCAGAGGCATTAACCAGGCACTCGAATTGGCGATGCCGGGACAGCTTCAGCAAGCCAAGTCGAATGTGGCGGCTCAACTGAGAGGTGAAATTCCCTCAGATGTCGCACAGCAAATCGCTCGGACGTCGGCGGCGCAGGGTTTCAGGGGCGGCTTTCAGGGCGGGGGACTCGGACGGAATCTGACGGCGAGGGATCTCGGATTAACAAGCTTACAGTTACAACAACAGGGCCTGTCTAATTTCGGTAGTCTCTCGCAAATGGCAGCACCGAATCCTTTCAACGTATCGAGCATGTTCTTCTCGCCGCAGCAACGACTGGACTTCGCCATGAAAGACCGGAACGCGAGGTTCCAACGAGACATGGCTGCTGCCGGTGTAGCCGCGATGCCGTCTCCGACACAGTCGGCTATCGGTCAGGGTATTTCCCAGTTCGGTCAGACTCTGGGACAGATAGGGTTGTTCGGTGCCGGAAGAAAGGCAGGCATCTTTGGTAACGACGCGCCTATGAATGAATCCGCAGGGATTCCCAATATCTTGGGCGGGTGGGGAAACAGAAGCGGAGGACTCTACGGGTAAGGAAAGGCGATGGCAGACTTAGTCAATCAGATTTTTAAACAGAGCCAATTAGCGGCTGGTATTGGCACGGGTCTCGGTGAATTCTTTTCAGCCGGGGTGAGGTCGCGCCAAGCCGACAGACAATTAAATCTCTCCGAACAGCGCAATCAGCTAATGACG